AATCGCATAATCAACTGACACAGGAGAATATCAATCATGTCAGAATACCGCAACAGAACAACAGGCGAAGTTAAGACCCAAGGTCAATGGCGGAGCCACTACAGCAACGTCTCACTGCCTCGCACATGGAAGCAAGCAACACTGGATGGCCTCAACTTAGAGGCTGTCCTAGAGGCTCCTAAGCCTACTACAGGTCAGTACGAGACTGCAGCCCGTAACGGTGTAACTCAGGATGCTAATAACAACTGGGTCACTGCATGGGAAGTTCGTGACATGTTCACTAGCTACACTGACGAGGAAGGTGTCTTCCACAGTAAGCTAGAACAAGAGCAGGCCTACCAAGCTGGTCTAGATGCTAAGGTAGCTGAGTCTAATCGTACTAAACGAGATGGTCTCTTAGATGATAGTGACTGGACACAGATGAATGACAGTCCTCTCACTAACGAAGTAAAGACTGCATGGGCTACCTACCGTCAAGAGCTACGAGGTATCACAGACCTAGACGCATGGCCTAACCTAGCAGATGACGACTGGCCTGTACAACCTTAACCGCAAGGACACATTATGGCAACCAAAGATGCACTAGACCAGATACGACATGCAGCTGAGAATGACCTAGAGTTCTTCATACAGCTGGTCGCACCACAACAGGTCTTAGGAGATTGCCATAAGGAAGTAATCGAATGGTGGACAAGGGAAGATGCTAAAGACTTTCAGCTTCTCTTGTTCCCACGAGATCACGGTAAGTCTAGGCTTGTAGCATATCGTGTAGCATGGGAACTAACTAAGAACCCTACCTTGCGTGTACTCTACATATCTGCTACTGCTAACTTAGCTGAGAAGCAACTTAGTTTCATTAAAGGTATCTTTACCTCAGAGATCTTTAGACGTTACTGGCCTGAGCACATACACCAAGAAGAAGGTAAACGTACACGGTGGACTAACTCAGAGATTAGCTTAGACCACCCTCTCCGTAAGAAAGAGAATGTACGTGATCCTAGTGTGTTCACAGGTGGTCTGACTACATCCTTGACTGGTCTACACTGTGACATTGCTGTGCTTGATGATGTTGTTGTAGCTGAGAATGCTCTGACATCTGAGGGTAGAAACAAGGTTGCTAGTCAGTACTCACTGCTCTCCTCCATCGAAGGTGCTGATGCTAGGGAGTGGGTAGTAGGTACTCGGTATCACAGTAAGGACTTGTACAACGATCTGATGGAGATGAAAGAAGTTCTCTATGACGATAACGGTGAACAGATCGGTGAAGACAACATCTATGAGATCATGGAGAAGCCAGTAGAGAACTTAGGTGATGGTACTGGTGAGTTCCTCTGGCCTCGACAGCAACGTAAAGATGGTAAGTGGTTCGGGTTTGACATTCAGACCTTAGCTAAGAAACGTGGTAAGTACCTAGACAAGGGCCAGTTCAAGGCTCAGTACTACAACGATCCTAGTGATCCAGATAACATACCAGTAGGCAGAGAGAAGATCCAGTACTTCGACAGGAAGCACCTCAAGCTAGACAACGGGTTCTGGTACTACAAAGATAGTAAGTTAAATCTCTTTGCTGCTATTGACTTTGCTTTTAGTTTAAGATCTAAGGCTGACTACACAGCACTTGTTCTTGTAGGAGTAGATGCTGACAACAATGTATATGTCCTAGACATCGACAGGTTCAAGACTGACCGTATTGCTGAGTACTTCGATCACATCTTCGACATGCACACTAAGTGGTCATTCAGGAAGTTAAGAGCTGAGGTTACTGTAGCTCAGATGGCTATCGTTAAACAGTTAAAAGAATTAATCAAAGGTCACGGACTAGCCCTCAGCATTGAGGAGTTCAGACCTAACAAGAACCAAGGTAACAAACAGGAACGTATCGCTTCTGTCTTAGATCCTCGGTATGACAACTTACAGATGTGGCACTACCGGGGTGGTAACACTCAGTACTTGGAAGACGAGCTATCAACACGTAATCCACCACATGATGACGTAATTGATGCCTTAGCATCTGCAGTTGATATGGCTGTACGTCCGACACGCAACCTTAACAGGAAGCGAGAAAGCAATATTGTCTGGGCGAATAGTCGTTTCAGAGCAGGGAGTAGATAATGGACACCATTGACATTGAACACTTGATTAATCCAGATCAGCTTGCTGTAGAGATTGCAGATAAGTGGCGTTTGTGGCATTCACTTCGTAGTACATGGGTCGAGCAGACTAAAGAACTACGTAACTATGTATATGCTACAGACACAACTACAACAGCTAATGCAATCTTGCCTTGGTCTAACACAACTACTACTCCTAAGATTACACAGATCTCTGATAACCTACATGCTAACTACTTCGCTACGTTGTTTCCTCAACAGAAGTGGATGCGCTGGGAAGCTAGTACACGGGACTCAGCCAAGCGAGAGAAACGTGATGTGATCCAAGCCTACATGGAGAACAAGGTTAACCAGTCTGGTTTCATTAACACAGTCTCTGACATTGTACAGGACTGGATTCTCTACGGTAACTGCTTCGCTATGGTAGACTGGGAGGATGGGTTCGTTAACAAAGAGTCTGGTGAGTTCATTCAGAAGTACACAGGACCACGCCTTAAACGAGTATCTCCTTACGACATCTGCTTTAACCCTACAGCTACCTCATTCGAGGATTCACCTAAGGTCATTCGTAGCATCAAGTCCCTTGGCGAGATCAAACGTATGATAGATGCTGACCCTTCTAATGACTACCTGAAGGAAGTCCTAGACAAGATGATGGGTGCTCGTAAGGCAGTCCGATCCTCTGAGGGACACATCGACAAGGGTGAAGGTTTCACAGCTGATGGCTTCTCTAATATCCAACAGTACTACGAATCAGACTATGTAGAGATCCTCACCTTCTATGGTGACATCTACGATCAAGCCTCTAATGAGTTTATGTCTGACCGTATTATTACTATTGTTGATCGTGCTTACGTTATCGACAACCAAGAGAACCCATCATGGTTAGGTAAGTCTCCTATCTTCCACAGTGGATGGAGAAACCGTCCTGACAACCTCTACAGCATGGGACCACTAGACAATCTTGTAGGTATGCAGTACCGCATTGACCACCTAGAGAACCTCAAGGCTGATGTGTTCGATCAGATTGCTTACCCAATCCTTAAGATCAAGGGTGATGTAGAAGACTTCGACTTCGAACCCGGTGCTCGTATCTACCTAGGTGAAGAGGGTGATGTAGGTTACATGGCTCCTGATGCAACAGCCCTTAATGCTGACATGCAGATCCAGATCTTAGAGAACAAGATGGAAGAGATGGCAGGTGCTCCTCGTCAAGCTATGGGTATCCGTACCCCCGGTGAGAAGACTGCCTTCGAAGTTCAGACACTACAGAACTCAGCCTCTCGTATCTTCGAACACAAGGCTGCACACTTTGAACGTACCTTCCTAGAGCCTATCTTGAATAGTATGCTTGAGATGGCTCGTCGTTACATGAACCGTTCTGACACTATCCGTATCTTAGATGATGCTAGAGGCTTCACTAAGTTCATGGACATTACTCGTGAGGACATTACGTCCAGCGGTAAGATCGTTCCAGTAGGTGCTCGTCACTTTGCTGAACGTGCTCGTAGGGTACAGAACTTAATTCAGATGGCTGCAGTTAAGGCACAAGATCCTACTGTAGCTCCACACCTGTCAGGTAAGGAACTAGCTCGTATCATTGCATACGAACTTGGTGAACCTACACTCTTCGCAGATAACATCTCCGTAACAGAGCAGATGGAAACGCAGTCTAAAGTACAGGACATGCAAGCTGCTAATGAGGAACGCCTGATGGAAGCAAGTGAAATGGGTATTTAATGCACTCAGTATGGATCAAGGGATTCAAAGGCGAAGCTAAAGAGAAGCGCATCAAAGAAGTGATGAACTACCGTAACGCCTTTGAAGACCTCACCGATGTTATCGAACAGACACTACAAAGAAAAGATGCTGTTCGAGACTACAGCCCCGGATGGGCTGAAAAACAGATTGCCGTTAATGAGTACAATGCTGCTCTTGACGACATCATAAACTTAATAGACCTCAACCGTAAGGATCGAAAACAATAATGTCAATCTTTGATGAAGCACAGTCTGCTAACTCTCAACCACAAGAGCCGCAGGCAACAGAGACTACGCAACAAGAAACCCAACCACAGGCATCTTACTTGCAGAAGCTCGTAGAGACACGTGGCGAGAATTGGAAAGACCCAGAAGTTCTAGCTAAGGGGAAGATGGAAGCTGATGCTTACATTAAGAACCTTGAAGATCAACTCTCTCAGATGCGAGATGATCTAGGCAAACAGGACTATGCTGCCCAACTCTTGCAACAACTAGAGGGAAAGGCATCGGCATCCACTACCGATAAACCTCTAGTGTCCAATAACGATAACACAAGTGGCACAGTTACTGAGGGACATACCAACCTTGCAGTCAGTGAAAATGATTTAAAGAGCCTTGTCGAAAAGACACTAACAGAACGGGAGTTGCAAGCAACAGCTAACCAGAACATATCTTCTGTAGATAGTAAACTACAAGAGATGTACGGTACTGAGGCAAGCAACGTACTGCTCAACAAGTCTAAAGAACTTGGTATCAGTCTTGAACGTATGCAGAACTTAGCCTCTGAATCACCCTCTGCTTTCTTCACCTTGCTTGGTGAGAAGCAGGAGTCTTTCAAGCCGATGACTCAAGGTTCAGTCCGTACTGATGGTGTCGCAATGCAATCCTCTTCGCAGCGTGACTGGTCTTATTACCAGAAGCTACGTAGAGAAAACCGAAACGAATACTACTCACCTAAAATCCAACAACAGCTTATGGAAGATAAGATGCGGATGGGTGATAAATTCGGCAATTAACTTTAAGAAAGGCCTAGTCAAATGGCAGGTATGATTTCCTCAAACACAGACATGCAACGTCTGATTCGTTCAGAGGTTTACTCCTCAGAACTCAAAGAGATCCTTCGGGACGAAATGCAAGCACAGCGTTATGTACGTATGCTTGACGGTTTCCCAGATGGTGACACATTCACAATCCCAACAATCGGTGAAACAACTGTAGCCGATTACACTGAAGATGCTGCTGTATCGTATGTCCCAATGGACACTGCAGAGTTCCAGTTCACTGTAGATAAGTACCTGCAGTCTGCTTCTTACATGACTAAGAAAGCTGCACAGGACTCGTTCTACAGCGCACAGCTTGAAGCACGGTTTGTTCCTGAGCAAGAACGTGCAATCATGGAGCACTTCGAAACAACAACCTTCGCTTCTCCTGAAGTCGGTGTTACTGCTAACTCTGCAGAAACAACTGATGGTGTTGCACACCGTATCGCTGGTGGTAACTCTGGTCGTCTCGATCTTGCAGACTTTGCATTTGCTCGTTATGCCCTTAAGAAGTCCAATGTACCTGATCGTGGTATGGTTGCTATCGTTGACCCATCCGTTGAGTACCAGCTGAACACCTTGACCAACTTGGTTAACGTGTCCAACAACCCAATGTGGGAAGGTATTGTCCGTGATGGTATCGCAACTGGTATGCGCTTTGTTGCTAACGTCTACGGTTTCGATGTATATACATCTAACTACCTGAAGGCAACTGTTGCAGACGGTGCCCTTCTCGAAGCAGATGGCACAACAGCACAGAACTTCTCCATTAACAACGGTGTTGCTAACTTGTTCTTCTCTTCCGATGCGGGTGCTAACCCATTCGTCGGTGCATGGCGTCAAATGCCTGAGGTGGATTACGAGTACAACAAAGATTACCAACGTCACGAGTATGTAACTACTGCTCGTTACGGTGTTAAGAAGTACCGTCCAGAAGGTATCGTTACAGTTGTATCGAACCCTGCTGTATAATACTACAAGGGTGATCCTTCGGGGTCACCCTACCCTTGCTCTAGGAGAATACATTAAATGGCAAACGTAAATCACTCAGCACTATCTGACCCATATCTCCATGAGCCTAAGGGAGCTTCCACAGCTGCCGCAGGCGAAGTGTACCTTGCAAACGGTGCTGGTAGTGGAGCTTGGACAGAACTATCTAGATATGTTAACGGTTATGTAGCCTTTAATGCAGTAACCCCTTACGCATACCAACATTCAGTTACAACAGCCTACACACCTCTAAACCCTACATTTGCTCTTGAAGCTAGTAATGGCTTTATTGCATCCGCTTCCCCTAATGCTCGTCTTGTGTACACAGGTACAGAAAGCATT